CCCCGAGTAGTTCAAGATAATCCTCTCTCTTCTCGGGGTTGTGCTCGACAAACGACTGGATTGGATGTTCCAGCAAGAACTGCAAACTCTGCGCCAGACGACGGGCATGTGATCCTAACGTCTGCCCTCTCCGTAGTGCGCTGATTTGCGGTTCGCGGGCAGTACGTTCGCGGGCAAGTCGCTCGCGACGCATTTCTTCCGTTCCGGCTTCGGCGAGACTTGCGGCCAACGCCTTAACCTCATTGGCCTTCATACCGGAATCTTTAGTCAACTCGGCGACGCCTCGATATGCGCTGTCGTCAAGTTCGTGTACCTTATTTTTACCGAACGCCCGAAGCGTGCGATCGGCGAAGTCGGCGGGATCAATACCGACTTGAGTCAGCCGCTTTGATGCACGATGCTGATCGCGCAGTTCCCGTATGTCCTTGAGAGACAGGCCGACTGTGGTGGAGATTTCCGCGTCGGAAGCGTTCTGATCCACCATTGTCAGAACCATCTTGCGGCGTTCTTCATCGCCCAATGGCAGGCCGTTCATGTTGTTAATGAGTTCGCTCAAAAACAACAGCTTGCGCTTGGTGTCTTCGTCGGCAGAGTCCCAATCGATAGGAACTACCAAGGCCGGTGAATAGCGTTCGTTGCGCTGTTCACGCGCCTTGTTTCTTGTGTTGCCGTCAACGATGATGCCGTCTCTGGTGACGATGATAGGCGGGAAAGTGAATTCGCCCATCTGATTTGCGTAGCGTTCGACCATGAAGCTCGGGGCCGAATTCTTGTCGATACGCGATTGCACTCGATCGTCGGTACGAATGTCCAGACGATCGTAACGTTCGTCGAGTTCGGCTTGGACGCCAAGGACTGCCTCGATCAAACGTTCGATCTCCGCAGCCTTTGTCATGGGTCCACCATGACCGTTTCCGCGTGTTACCATGTTCCTTCCTCTAGTTTCCCCTTGCCGAGTAGCAGGGTCCAAACCATTCATCCCCATTTCGGGTAGTCTGTCAACCCATATCGGGGAATTAAAATTGTTGACAACGTTCCCCGCATAGGGGATGGTGCCCGACCATGAAGCTAATCGATTGGATGCGCGACCATAGAATGAACGACAGTGCGCTTGCCGAATTGCTCGGCAATTGTTCGCAGCACGCCGTCAAGAAATGGAAGTATGGCGAGCGCAAGCCGCCGGTCGAGGTGATCGTTCGCATCGAAGAGATCACGCGGAAAAAGGTCACTCTGCGGGACTTTGTGGATGCGACGTGACTGAAACATTCCGTGATGGGGGCTCATGCCGTTTGACGGGACGCCGGTACGCCGCCCGGATTGGGAATTTCATTGGGACGACGCGGCGATCGCGCGGCTGAAAGAGCTTGCGGCGACCGGGATGCCCGCGTCGCAGATCGCCGAAGAGTTGGGGTGTTCGTCCCGGTCGGCCGTCCTTGGCAAGCTGGATCGGTTGCGGCGCAAGCAGTTCGCGCAAGAGCGCGGCGGTCGGGGCGGCGACTCTGGCGGCGGGACGCAGCGGGCGATTGCGGCGCTGGTGGCGCGGGAGGCGCGCGACCCGATTGCGAAGAGGAAGCCCATGCCAACGCCCAAGCCCGAGCCGCCAAAGCCCAAGCCCAAGCCGCCCGGTCACGTCACCATCATTGACCTACAAGAATGGTCCTGCCGCTGGATCGTCAACGACGACATGGCCCATGCGCTTTACTGTGGACGGCCGCGCGACCAAGACTCCTTCGCCTGCTACTGTAGCGAGCACCGAAGGATCGCCTACGTGCGATCACCGGCACCGCGTCCACAGCAGTATTCTTACAGGCGATGAAAGGACACCACACATGGCGAAGAGAGAGAAAGCACCGGAACAAGCCGAACCCAAGCCGCGCAAGGCCAAGGACAAGACGCCCGGCTTCACGTCGTTGACCGACGACGAACGGCAGAAGCTATTTTTCAAGCACGAAAGGGACTTGGCCCCGATCCTGGCTCGGGAAAGTCTGGTCAAGGCTGAACTGAAAAAGGTCTATGCCAACGCCAAGCAGGATGGGTTTCACAAGTTCGAATTCGTCTATGCCCGGCAGTTTGCGACGCCGGAAGGCGAGGCGGCGATTGCGGCGAAGCAGGAGGCGCTTTACCGGATCGCCCGATGGAAGGGCGTCGCGCTCGGGACGCAGGCCGATCTGTTCGCCGAAGACACCCGGCGGGACGAACACTTCGAAGAGGGCAAGCGGGCCAACTTCGCGGGCCATCCGCGCAAGCCGCCGCCGCACCTGAATACTGACGACGCAAATCGTTGGTTCGCAGGCTTCGACCATGCCTCTGACGTGAACCTTGAGCGCGCGGCGGACCCGGCGACCGGCTTCCGGCCGCTCGGCGACGTGGCGAAGGATGTCGCCTTCGAAGCATCGGCGCACTGATTGCGTGGCAAACAATGGTCGAGCATTTCCTAGATGGCAAGGTGACGCTGCATGCGGGCGACTGCATCGCGGCGCTCGCCGAGCTTGGGGAATGCTCGATCGATTCATGCGTGACCGATCCGCCCTACCATCTCACCAGCATCGTGAAACGGTTTGGTGCGGACAATGCCGCGCCCGCGAAATTCGGCGCAGATGGCAGATATGCCCGCGCGACGAGCGGCTTCATGGGCAAGCAATGGGACGGCGGCGACATCTCGGCGCGGCCGGAAACATGGGCGGCGGTCTATCGCGTCCTAAAGCCCGGCGGCTATCTACTCGCATTCGGCGGGACGCGCACCTATCACCGCATGGCGTGCGCGATCGAGGACGCGGGCTTCGAAGTGCGCGACATGGTGTCGTGGCTCTACGGCAGCGGATTTCCCAAGTCGCATGACGTGAGCAAGGGGATCGACCGTGCGGCGGGCGCGGCGCGGGAGGTGGTCGGCGTCAATGCGGCAGCGATTCGCAATAAGCAACGCGACACGACATGGACCGGCGACGTATGGGGCGATAACGGCGCGACGATTACAGCCCCCGCGACCGCCGAGGCCCGCGAGTGGGCCGGATGGGGCACGGCGCTTAAGCCCGCGCTTGAACCGATCTGCATGGCGCGCAAGCCGCTGATAGGCACGGTCGCGGCGAATGTGCTTGAGCATGGAACGGGCGCGATCAATATCGATGGGTGTCGGGTTGATGGCGTTGTCACCAGCAATCCGCTGGTGCGAAATGCGCGCGGGTTCGAAAGTGATGGGCTTGTCCAAGGCGAAACCGGCAAGGGCGTCGTAAGCACCGGCCGCTGGCCAGCTAACGTCATTCACGACGGCAGCGAGGAAGTGACGGCGGCATTTCCTGAATCCAGCAGCGGCACTCTAACTGCCGAACATCGCCGCAATGGTGGCTATTCCAACAATCGTAAAAATGAAATCTTCGGCAAGGGCAGCGAGCGCGGATGCGAGCCTGATGCTTCGACCTATGCCGCTGATTCCGGTTCGGCCGCGCGTTTCTACTACAGCGCCAAGGCCGACGCCGACGATCGGCTCGGCTCGCGGCATCCGACCGTGAAGCCGGTCGATCTGATGCAATACCTAGTCCGGCTGGTCACGCCGCGCGGCGGGCTGGTGATCGATCCCTTTGCAGGCACCGGCACGACCGGCGAGGCTGCATGGCGCGAGGGAATGCGCGCCGTCCTGATCGAGCGCGAGCAAGACTATCAGGCCGACATCCGGCGGCGCATGGCGCTGGTGCTCGCGGGACCCGACGAACGGTCGCGGGAAAGCATCAAAGCGAAAGGTGCGCCGGTCGACTATGGGCCGTTGTTCGCTGTGCCATACGATCCGGTCGCGGATTTTGAGGGATCAATCGATGACTGTTACGCCGCCATCCGCGAGCGCAAGGCAAACGGCGGCGCGGGTTGGCCGGAATGATCGAAGTCGGCAAGTTTCGGGAGGCGGCGGAATGAGCAACATCACCGCGCTCATCGACCATCTCCGTTCGCAGAGCCTGCGAGAGTGAAGACGTAACGTGGTCTTTCTACGAAGCCGGTGGCGACATTGAGCCGATCAGCACCCATCGCATCGACTGAACAATCGCCAGCTTAGAGCTAGTGATTTGCAGTAATGCACAACAAGCGGGACGGAGAACGAAGATGTTAATCGCAACCTGGAAAAAGAATGGCCTTCGCCTTCGCATCCTAGGCGAAATCAAAGGTCGGCAAGACGAGATTCGCATTCAGGTCCAGAAAGAGACCGCAGAAGGCGTGCACGGCATTTTCTCTCTCCGTCCCGAAGAGATCGAATGGGCAACGCCATGATGTTCTACTTTGGCGCCACCATCGCAGGTGCCGGTTCCATAGTCGGCATGGCTGGCACCATAATGATGGTGATCGCCTTGCTCAGTAATGAATAGCAACCGAACAACAGGAGACTCAGATGGTCCCGACCAAAATGCTGCCAGCCCCGACCAAAGAAGAGAAGCGAGCTTTGCGGCAGGCCGTGAAGCTCTACAACGAAGACCTGCGCCAAGGGGTATCGCCGCAAGAGGCAGCACAGAACTGGCACGCTCGCAACCTTTGGAATGGCGTAGGCCAACTCCGCGCTCTTGCACAGTGATCCCTAGCGACTGACGATGCAGCACGACGAGCACGTCAAGACTTGGCGCTATTGGACCGAGCCAATCGGCCTGTACGAAGCGTATGACCGTATGTGTAGGCTCGGCATCTGCGACTGATGGATAATGACAGGACAGCCAACATGAACACCATCGATCGGACGCCAGACGGTATCGAACACAAATGTTGCGAGTGCTCACGCGATTTCAAAGGCGATGCTTGGCACGACTACTGCGCTGAGTGCAATGCGGCAAATGAGAAGAATAGCCTGCTCCGCAATCGATGGGCATGCCTAGCATGCAACAGCACGTTTGAGCTTGGGCGCGTCATATCGGGACCGCAAGGTTGGCAATGCCCGAACTGCAAAAGCGCAAATCTAAGCACCGCCGAAGGTGTTCGGAATATCCCAGAGTATCACGGCGAGATCGGAACAAAGAATTAGTCGCACTGATAAGGCACAACTGAAATGACTGATGATGCGGATAGGCGGCGGCGCTGCTGTCAGTGCGACAGAATGTTCTTGCTGAC